GTGGTGTAGTCGTCCTTGTACTGCTCGCCGTTGTGGTTCATGACCTGGTAAACAGATGGCTTGGACTTCTTTTTAGACGTTGGCTCCGGTGGGCTTTCCGGTACGGATTCCGGTATGACTTCCGCTGCGACCTCGATCGCTGTGGATTCATATTCGGCGTAGTCATCGGCTGGCGGTGGTGGCGGCAAACTGTCCAGCGGATTCGCATGCGTAACACTAGGCGTTATATCCCTGGCTTCGCCTTTGTCGACTGGGTAGTCTTGCGCCTCCTCGGCTGTGATCACTCCCTTCAGTGCATCTGGGAATGCGTCCCGCAGTGCAAAGCCTCGCGCCCTCATTGCCAGCATTCGCTCGGCGTAGTTTGTCCACGGTCCTTGCTTACCCCATAACCTGGCCTTCTTCGCATCGGCCACGCTGAAGGTTCGCTCTGTCTCCTCCATCTCTTCGGAGTAGCGGCGCTTGACCAGGCAATGCGCGACTTTGTTGTCGCCCTCGCCGTCGATCCATTCTTTAACGCCAGCGCAGCGGGGGTCGTTCTTGACCAGCGCCAGGGCTGCGTCACCGTATACGCTGGGCTTGCCATTGATGACCGCGATATTTTGCAGGGCTTGCAGCGGTTGCAGTCCTAGTTCATATCCCCACTGGATAGCGACTAGCACATCCTGCGGTTTGCCTTTGTATGCGCCTGGCACCATGCCGGACTGGCTGATCATCTTGGAAAATTCCATTGCTTCGGTCATGTTCTGTGGCGCGAGTGTTGGTAGTTTGCTCATCGTTCGATTACCTCTTTTATTGTGATTGATTTCTGACGGGCGCTGCTCTCTGGCTTTGCCGGTTCCAGTTCGTGGTTACAGTTGGGGCATTGCTTGGCGGGTTTGGCTTTGCTATGCCTGACCGGCCAGTTGACCTTGATTAGCCTTCCGGTATCGTCGCGCAGCTCAGCCTTGGTTGAATTGCCAAGCATACCCATTAGCGCCAGGCTGCTTTGTTCGAGCTGCTCCTGGTATTTCTTGAGCACCAGCTTTGCGCCGATATAACTATCGACGGCTGCGATGGCATCCTCGCGCAGCTCGATGGTATCGTCCTCTGGTTTGCTGTAAACGCGGTGGACTTGCTCCAGGGTTGTCGGCGCTGGGTAAGTGCCTTCGCTCATGTGCTTTTCGAATTCGTGGCACGCCTGGGTGATCCTCGCCTGGGTCGCGCCGTGTGGCTCGAATACATGAATGACAATCTTGCGGGCGCCGTAGCAGGTGATCAAGATACCCCAGCGCGCATCATGGCACATCATGCCAGCTTGCAGCTGTATCGGTCCTCGATATAAGGGCGGGTCGTCGGGCTTTTCGAACACCGTTGTAAACTTTGCTTCGAGCACGCCTAACCCCGTAAGCGTGACCTCGCCACTGTCGTTCATCACAACAATGCCCGCGCTCTGGTCAGTCCGGATTGTCAGCGGTTCGTTGCAATACAATAGTCCGTCGTCGCTGTACCACAAGTCCAGCGCTGGGTGCTTCTTGGCTGCGTCTGTGCCGTCGAGCTGGTAGTTGTACCAATCATAATCCTGCAAGCCAATCATTCGAAGACCACGATTTAAAATCACGTTTTCCGTTACGTTGCCTATGTCGATCTGCAAGCTGTCCAGCTCTGGCAGTTCTCCGCCGGCGCGAGCTGCGCGGCATTGGTCCAGCACTTCGTGCGGGGATTGGTACGGGCTGGCGCCCATGTAGGCGGGCATGATTGACCCGCTCAGGTATCCATTTGGTGATAGCTTCGCCATCGTTTTCGCTCCTCTGGTTTAAGTTGGTGCGGCCTTGCATCCGCTCGGTGTCAGTTATACTTTCCTGTTCAGGCCGGCTTTAACACACTAGAAAGGTCAGGCCAAAAATTATCGGTTTACCTCCTGGCAATTTGGTTTTGCGCCCAGGTAGTCGGGATGATATCCGGCGCACACATCCTGAATATATCGCGCGTGCTCTGCGACCTGGTGCTCGTAATCTTCCGATCCGATCCATAACACCGCAACTGCGGCGACGATCACCGCGGCTGCGGTGGCGATCTTCTGCAAGTTATTCATATTCGCACCTCGATGCTGACGTTGCAGATCTCTCCCAGGATGCGCTCAAAATCAGCGCGGCCATGGTAAGGCTCGGATACATCCCCAATATGCCACTGGCCCGCGCCATGCTCTTCGTCAAGCCAGGATTGCAGGTTGTCGACGAATGCCTCGTCATCGTCTTGAATGCCGCTGTAATCGTCATACAGTAGCGCCACGATGGCAAAGTGCGGGATACGGTAGGTTTCTGTCTCGAACATTGGTCTCACTCCTCTGTTGGTTTCCTGGACGCCTCACGGCGTTTCGATCCGTACCACTGGATCTCATCAGCAGGGTTGATAAACGATCTCAGCCTGGGTGGTCTTACCATTAGGGGCCAGGTAACCGGCCTCTAGCTTCCAATCTAAGTCCCGGTAAACTTCGCGCTCCCAGTTGTATTTCTGGGTGATTGTGACAATGCCGTCGACGCTGTCGATCGGAGAATAGGAATCCCAATTCCATTCGCCCCAAACAGGCTTGCGCTCTGTTCCTTCGTTCTTGCGGTAGCTGAGAATAAGTTTTAATTGATCGCTCATGGTTAGTGCTCCTGGTTTGGTTTAGGGTTGCGTTACGCGGCTGCTGCCGCGCTCTGCTGTAGGTTTTTGATGAAGTCGCAAGCTTTCTGGGCTTCGGCTGCGGCGGTGAATATTAGGCGCTTGTCACCTTTCAAGGCTGTAAGCCATCCGTTGAGGTAGTGCGCGTGATCCTCGCGTGGTTCATTGGTGACGCCAAGCATTACGCATTGCATAGCGGCGCCAAGCTCGGCGACTAATTCCTCCATTGCGTAGGCATCATCGCCAAAGCGCTTGCCCTTGGTGCGCGCCAGGCGGTGCTCTGAGCCGGTCCAGTGCGTCAGCTCATGAAGCAAAGTCGCATAGTACAGTTCGCTCTGTGTGCTGGTAGGCGTTGCGGTAAAGCTTGACGGCTGAGACATGCTGATAAAGTCCTGGCCTGGTGAGTAAAAGCATCGGCCGTGGTCGTTGAATCGTACCTCGGCGCCGGTAGCCTCAACCCAGGCATCGGCGGCTGCGATGGCCTCAACGGCTGAGACGGGGCGCTCTGGGGCTGCTGGTGCGTCCCATCCGTCGACCTGGTCGGCGCTGAATACGGTTGAATAGCGGATCATCGGAAACTTATCGGTGCCGCCCTTGGCGTTCTCGCGTTCTAGCATCTTGAAGAACACAATGCGCGTTCCTTTCTCGCCCTTGCGAACCTGGGCGCCTTTCGTCTGCCATTGCTTGAAGCTGGCCCAATGCTGACCGCCAGCCATTGCCAGCAATAGCACATTGATTCCTCGGTACTCGTTGCCAGTCGTTGCATTCATTGGCATACCGCCCGCCAGCGCTTCGAAGGGCTTGATCCAATTGGCGCCGGCTGTCTCCATCATCTCGACGACCTGGTTGGTTACTTCCTGGTAAACATCTGTTTTCATGTGTCTCGCTCCTGGTTTGTGTTTGACTTCCCAGACGCCTTGCGGCGTTTCGGCCCCTGTCACGGGGCCTCGTCAGTGGGTTAGGCTTGCATTTCTGCTTCGAGTTCTGCATCGAGTCTTGCCTTAAGTGCTGCATCGGCCTTCATCTTCAGGCGTTCGATGCACTCCTCTGTGAAGTAACTCAGAGCGCCTGTCTCGATCCCGAACTCCACGAACAGGGCGCGAATCGCGGTACCTTCTCTGTAAGCATGGCGGTAATAATCGCCGCTGCTATCTCCTGAGCTCATGTTGCCGAGTGTCTTGTAAAGGCTGACGTCTGATAAAAGTTCGTTAATTCGGTTTGCTGCTTTCTTGGTGATTGTTGCCATGTGTGTCGCTCCTGGTTTGATTTGATTTGGTGGTTGAGTGAAGCCCTAGAAATTCCAGGGCTTGGCGTTTAACTCGGCGCAAAGCTTGTTTGCTTCGCGGGTGCCTTTGACGTTGAAGCGCTGGCCGTCAGATAATTCAAGGATCATTTTCTTACCGTCTACCTGCTGGGCCTTGGCTGCGTTGTAAAGTCTTGCTGTTGTCATGTGCTGCTCCGTGTGTGTGTTTAATTGATTCCGGTATTGAATTTAAGTCCGATATCGCTTAGAGTCAACCCCTAAATCCAAAAAAAGTGAAAATAATTTAATGAAACACCAAAAGGCTAACAAAAACAATGAGTTAAAACCGCTTTTTTTTCGGTGTCCCAGTGATCTATTGGCCGAAATCGAAGCGCAATCGGTCGCCAGGGAGCAATCAAAGGCCGCCGTGGTGGTCGATTTATTGCGCCAGGGACTAGGGCAGGAACCCGCAAACCAGGGCAGTGTCAGCGACTGGATTAACCGTAATGCCTGAGGCTCTGATCGTCATACCAGGTCAGCCAAAGGCGAAGGGTCGGCCCAGGTTTGCCAGGGGTCGGGTATTCACGCCGTCATCGACATTGCAGTATGAGCGGCTGATTGCGGCGGCTGCGCGGGAGGTAATCAGCGAGCCGATTGAGGTAAACGTCCAGGTTGATATTATTGCGGTTTATGGCATCCCGAAGTCGTGGCCGAAAGCGCAACAGGCGGCAGCTGCTCGAGGCGATATCATGCCGACCAGGCCCGATGTCGACAACGTGATCAAGATTTGCCTTGATGGGATGAACGAAGCGGCGTACCTCGACGACCAGCAGGTACACATGATCAGCGCCGAGAAACGATACGGAGACCTGGCGAGGGTCGAAATCAGATTGAATTGGTGAGGGGAAACAATGAGCGGGAAACAGAAAAAGGCCGAGCACGCCAACACGATCACGGCACTGATTCAGCGCGAGGCTGAATACCAAAAAGTTAAGGCGGCGCTGCTGGGTAGTGACCTCGGGCAGTCGGGGCTGTTCACCTTGAATGAGATGGCGCGGGTTGTAGGGCTGCCGAACTGGCACACCCGCAACATGGTCGAACAGATGATTACCAGGGGCGTGCTGGATGGCATAGACAAGCTGGGCCAGGTCGTCGTCGGCGGGTCGCAGTCATACGCCAAGCTGAGGGTCCGGGCGGACGCGAATGCACTGCTCCGGCAGCGGTGGCTGCCGTGAGACCGGATGACATCAAACCAAAAGATCTTAGGAAGTATTCGATCTTGCCGTTTAACGCTGTGATGGATAAGCGCATAAACCGCACCAGGGCGCTCCACGTGCTCGCTGCGCTGTGCTCGTATGTCGACAGGAACGGCGTAACCTTTGTCAGTCAGGACCGGCTAGCGGCTGACCTGGGCATATCGCGCCAGGCTGTCAATAAGCAACTGAAGCTTCTGTTCGACCTGGGTTACTGGGTGCACGCCAGGAAGCGGTACAAGGATCAGAAAACAAGCTCCGTCAAGGTCATATATGATCCCGATGTGACCACTGAGGAAGAGGCTTACAGCACCCAAACAGCCGCCCATCAGATAGCCTTAAGCGAAGAATCAGG